ACAAGTGTCCTGTCAATTATTCCGGATGTTGTTACATTAAAGTCGGATGTATATTTTGCAATTCCATGCACTTGAAAGTCTTGTATTCTTCCAACCATATTATATGAATTGTCCGTTGTTCTTCCTATTTTTACACTGCTTGCTGAAATATTACCTTTCCAATTTGAACTGGCAACTTGTTTACCATCAATAAACAATCTAATAAATCCTTCTTTTCTTGATACTGCAACATGATGCCAGGTGTTTAAATTAAATTTGCCACCAGATGCAATAATTGTTGCATTATAATATACTTCAAGTTGCTCAGTTCCGGGAGAAGCACTCAACTGAGAAGAAGCATTTTTTCTAATGCTTAGTTGATTCTGTCCATAAGAACCTGTTGAAAAAATATCATTATACCCAGTTTGTGTAAAGTAAACCCAACTTTCTACAGTAAAATCTCCAGTCCCAAAGTTAAAGTCTGAAGTGGGAGATACCTCAAGATATGAATTTACATTAAAACTTGCATACCCATTATAAAATTTTCCTCCACCAGTTACCCATGATACGCCTGTATTGGTAACCGTATTTGGAACATTGGTAAGATCAATTAAATCTAAACTAGAATCAGAATTTCTGTCCCATAAAGGAAGTCTTAAAAGCGAACTCGTTGAATAATTATTATAAGTATTTTGAGGAACTTTAATCGTTATTTTGTTTTCTTTTGTACTTGTTCCATCAACTAAATCAACACCATTTAACTGCCATTGGTATGAAATTTGATTATCAGAATCATCATCTACTTCAGCATTAACAGAAAAAGTTGCTTCAAATTCCTGAGCGGTTGAATTTATTGGCTCAAAGTCAAGCACTATTGAACCATCCTTTCCGGCATCTGCTCCTGCACCACTTGTTGTAGATCCATCAGTAATTAATGTTGGATGAAGATACCCAGAACCTCCTCCACCACAACCATCAGTTAAAGATGTTACATCAGAACTTATTAAACCTCCTCCTCCACCATAATATCCACCACCTCCTCCACCGGCACCATCACCTCCACTAAGAGCATCTCCAGGACTTCCCGATGTTCCACTACCTTGACCACCTATACCACCGGAAGATTGAGTTCCCGCTTTACCGCTTCTGGTAATATTAGAATCTCCTCCAAAAAGACCTCCACCACTACCTCCAGTAGATGCATCTTCTTGATAGTCAAATCCCTCTTTTATTCCATTTGTACTGATACCAAAGGATCTCACATAACTGTTACTTCCATTTGCACAGAACCAAACCCTGAATCCAAATCTAGTTTTTTCTGCTATTCCACTAGAACTAATACTTCTATATGCTCCACCTGCAGTTTGCTGTGCTACATCAGAAATTTGAATAGTATAACTATCATCTATAAAAGGAGTTTTAAAAATTATTTGATAGTGTTTATATGATAAATTATTTGTACATGGCAATCCATCCGCAGCACTTGGACTAACATAATTAACAGTAATATCTGGACTAGTTTGTGTTAATTCATGTTTATTTGTAGTATTATTAAAAACATGATAAACACTAGATTTATAATTAGTTCCAGATAAAGTTCCGCCGCCGCCCCCGCCGCCGGCAATTATTATTGCATTACTTTGTAAGACCGATTCAAAGAATATTCCACTATATCCACCACCACCACCACCTCTAGTATTACTTCCACCTCCACCATAACCTGGAGTTTCTAAAGAATTGCCTCCAGCACTACCAACAACCAATTTATATTCTTTATCTGCAAGAAGAGTGAGTTTACCTGAAGAGAGACCACCATTACCACCAAAAGATTCCACATCCCCGCCATAAGATGATCCACCACCGGCACCAGAAACCTTAACATCAACTTCAACATCATTACTCGAAATAATTGTATATGTTTTCCCTGGATCAAAATCGTTATAAAAGGGCGTATCTTTCAGTTTAAAATATAAATTATTTCCAAAATTATCTATAATTGTTAAAACAGATTCTTCTAATGTAGCAGATCTTGGATGTTGTGTGATTGTAAGTTCTGGATATGCAGTCAATACTGCAATGTTAGAGTTTACTGGGTCATTAATAGCATTACCAGTAGATCTAGCAGTACCAGCAGTAACATCAGATCCAGAAACTACATATGCTGAGGGGACATAATCTGCTTCTACAAAAAATTTATAATTATTAAGATAAATTGGAGAATCTATCGTTAAAGTATCAGTTGATGAACCAGAAATAGTCGCTCCATTAAAGGACCCATCATTTAACTCAATTGTAGATGATTGGGTGTCTTGGGCATACCATTTGTAAGAGATATACCCAGTTGGAGTTGCTGAATTAGTAGGAGTTTGTGACGGAAAAGTTGCCGTTGCAATTCCTATAAATGTTGCAATACCACATACTGAAATTGAAGAAGGTTGTGTTGTAAACGATAAAATAGGACCATTAAGATCAAGAGTAGTCTGCTTATTATTTGCTGACATTAGTTTTTACCTCAGTTTACGAAGTTTTGACCGACAACTACGGCATACATTCCAACACTTGACATGTTATTGCCATCAAATAATCTGAAAGAATAAATGTCACTTCTATTTGCAGTTGAGGTAACAGTTGGAATTACTCCTCCACCGGGCCAATAAACCGGAATTGCATTTAATCCAATGTTTCTAAAGTCATCCAAATTAACAGTGTATCCACCACTTGAAGCCTGGGTTATCTTAATTGTAAATGAAGACGAACCTGCGGGCGGATTTACAACAACAAAGTAATTTATATTCTGGGTTAAAGTCAATTCAAATGTCTGAGAAACCGAAAGATCGATAGTAACAAAATTAGATGCACTTGTCAGAGTAGTAATAGATTCTGTAAAAGTCTTAAGTCGGGTAAGACCTTCGACATCTAGTTTTGCTCTTGGGGTAAGAGTTCCAATACCAATATTAGAACTGGATGTTATGAGAGTGGTTCCGGAAGTTCCAACGACTAAATTAGTTGATGTAATTATTCCTGCGGTGATTCTTCCAGAAGAACTTTGAAGATTGAATGAAGTTGCTGTTATGATTCCACTAACATGTACATTATTTGCAGTAATGAGACCAACAAATCTTGCTTCACCATTAACATAAATGCTTGTTGAAGCCATTCCAACTGCACCAACTTCAAATGCAAATCTTGGAACAGAAGTTCCAATGCCAACATTTTTAAAACTAGTATTGTAAATTTCATTGGAAGTATTGGTCCATCCACTAGCAGGTAAACTTAAATTGGTAATTAAAGAACCGTCACCTACAAAATTAGATGCTGTCAAAACACCAGTGACATTTAAATTTCCAGAAATTTTAGCATTTCCGTTTATATTTAATTTAAATCCCCCATCTGTTGTTCCTATTCCAACTCCACCAGAAGAAGTAACTGAGAATTGATTTGTTCCTGAATTTACTAATAACCTATTTGCTCCAGCAGTTGTTGTATTAATACCAAGAGTATCGAAAATCGGAGAGTTTGAGACGCTAGCCTCATTAATTGCACCAAAACGGAACCATGCATTTTCTTTTGTGTAAATCCATCCAACAAATCCGGTTTTTGTTGGATTGTCAAGATAAACAACATCACCAGGATTTCCTGCAGTTGTTGGTGTTGAAATTCCTACAGTGAATTTTCTAGAAACGATAGCATCACCTTGCAAATACAAAGAGTTCGCCTCAATTCCTTTTGACGAAGTTGATGTTAATTTATTTGTAAAAACTACTGGACCATTAAATTCAGAAACCGAATTTTTATTTGAACCACCCGATATTGTTATAGCACGACCAAAATTACCTTCGATTGCACTGATAACGTTAATGCTTGGAAAATCTGAAATGTCTTCACCAGTAATAGTTTGAATAGGAGTATCAAAAATTTCTTCTTGTCCAGTCACTGTACTCAGTTTTTTGTTTCCGGAATAGGAAATTCCCTTATCATTCATTCCGGTATAGAAGTTTATACCACCATTTTTTCTAGTAGACTGTCCTAAAAGTTCCTCTTGTGGAGAAATTTGTCTGTCTTGCCTATCAGGGAGTGCTGTCGAGTAGTTACCTGGTCCAAATCCAACATATTCAAATGTATGACTAGAAGCACGAGAGATAGAATGTCTTCTAAGTTCTACTGGTAGAGGACGTATTTTTCTTACAACAGAATTACTAATATGAGTAGATGCTTTTGTTCCAAGAACATTTCTGAACACAGAAATTGGAGTTCCCGCACTAATATTATTAGGAACCGTTGTTTTTACTCTTACAATTTCATCATCAATTGCAAAATAATCACCAATTCTAACATCTAAACTATCAATTCCATTGAGAGTAATGCTTTCAGTAGTAACATCATTTATTGCAGAATACAGGGTAGTAGTAATTCCTGCATAAATTGAGGTCATTCTTCCATTTAAATTTTCATTATCAACTGTAACAAGACCTTCATTAGAAGTTACACCTCCCCTATAACCATAAAGTGTTCCAGTAGCTGTTGGTGCCGTTGTTCCTATTCCAATTTTAACTTTAAATGAAGTAAGACTTACATTTTCTGTAACTACAAAGTCTCCATTATAAAGTGATTGATTTGCTCCACCTATTCTTATTTTTGAATCAATCTTAAGACCATGCCTATTTTGAGTTGTAACTGTGGCAGTTCCTGTTGTTTGATTATATGCAAGAGAACTAATTCTTAGAGTTTCGCCTGTCGAATATGCAATTGAATTTGAAGTTACAACTGATCCAATGCCAGTGTTAGAAACCCATGTAGAAACTCCAACAGAAGACTCAGCGGTAAAACTGTTTGCTGCCCCTACACTAACTCCAGTTATTCTATAAAGATTGTTGAAAGATGAATAAGTTTCGGAACTTACGCCATTAATTCTTACAGAATCTCCAACATTATTATAAATTTTGGTTACATTAACATATGCAGTAGTAAATCCTGCAAAAGTTGCCACACCAACAACTGCTAAAGAATTTCCTATTCCATAAGCACTGCCACCATCCATAATAACCACATCAGTGATATTACCAGAAGCATTGACTGTTACCTTTGCTGTCGCATGTTTTCCTGTGACAGATGTTCCAATACCTACTAATCGTGCATTATAAAGATCTCCAGCAGCCGCAAATCCATATCCAAGTCCACTACTTGCAATTGAAACTTTAGTAATACGATTTAATCCATGGTCAATTGTGGTATGAATAGTATGAATAGTTGAACTTGTTGAAACAATGTTTGTAATACCCACTCCAATGCTAGCATCGATCAAATTCTTAGAGATAGTTTCTTTTGTAATACTATTTCTTGGTTCATCAACTAAAATTTCCCCAATTAATGATGATTGTGCGAAAGACTTTGCCTCTATTGGATCTGATACTGGATTATCTTTATCGAGTTGTGGATATAAGTTTTTAACATTTTGAGAAAATTTTTCATCTGTAAAATAATTGACAGTTGGTGAAACCGATGAATTTAAAAGTGTCAAATAATAAATGCCATCTTCAACCTGTGGCGTAAACTTTTGAACTTGTTCGTTTCTAAAAATATAATATGTGTTGTTATGTTCCTTTTTCTTAAAATATGGTAGATTTGTGTCCCTAGAACTTGTATTATTTGCAAAAGTTCCTGGATTATCTAATAAACTGAAAGAAAAATGTTTTGCACTACTAATCCCTGTAACAGAAAATGTACCATTAAATCCAGAATTTCCTGCGCCAGTTGGGTTTAGACTAGACTCTACATTTATTAATTCAATTTGAGAACCAACGGTTAAGTTATGTGGAAGTTCTGTTGAAACGTTTGCAACATTACTTTCCCAACTAGCACCAGCAATAAATCTGAAGTTTCTTTGTTCATTCACATTACTAAGTGATCCGTTACCAAAATAAGTTTGCACTTCTCCGTCAGTAGACCCTATAGAAGTGTTTGATTCTTGTAGGATATATCCATCACTCGGAGGTCTTACATTAGATACATTTACATCTTTTGGTATAACATATCTAACACGATATATTCTTTCTGATGAAGATCTATTGTCTTTTTTACGTTTAATATAAGTTCTTGACGTTGCTTCTCCAAGAGAAGTTGTACCCAATCCTACAATTACATTATAAATTCCATTTTCAGTACTTGCGGATGCTACTCTGATATACCACTGATTTCTTACATTATCAAATTGAATTGGATGTCCAATATCACCAGATATTTTATCAGAAACTCTACTTATAACTTTTAAAGCACCACCTTTAGTATTAAAAGTTATATTTTTTGGATCAGTACTTGTATGTGTGAGAGACTCACTTAGAGTCTTTGCAACTTTAATCTGAGTCGTTCCTATTCCAACATCATTTACTTCTGTAATTGCATAATAAATCTGATTATTTAAAAGTCCATCTGGAATTTTTCCAATGTCACTTAAAAATCTAATTTTTTCACCATTTTTTAGAGTATGTGCTCCAATAGTCAATATATTACTAGAATTATTAGTAACATTAAATGATTTCTCAGAACTTGTCTGAGATTCTGGCATTACAATTCTGGAAGAATATTCCGTTACTGTTCCTGATGATGAAACAATTACGTTCAAAGTATCATCTTGCCTTGCACCTATGCGATATCCTTCAATTACATTATCTGGGTAAACATCTGAGTTTGTTTGTCCATAAAGATATAAATTTCCAGTCGATCCAAAAGAAATTGTTTTTGCAACATCAATAGCATTGAATTCATAAGTAAATTCATCTAAGGAAACTTCTTTCGGTGGTATAATATGTGTGATATATCCGAGATCATCCTGAGGGAACGCATTTCTCTTAAACCCGCTAGCAACTAATGCTTTAGAACCAAAGTTGGAGTTTGAGTTTGTGATGGACATATCTCCACCACGCTCAGTAGTAAAATGTTCCGCATAACCAATAGCAAAAATTGAAACATTCTGAATAAATGCATCATTAGTTGCTTTAATGTGAAAATTTCTCCACTCCGGTTTATGAATAGATCTGGAATTATTGCTTAAAGTCTCATTACCCGGAACTGAGCTATCTTGATATAGTCCAGTATCTTCATCAAAAATGACGAATGCTCTATCATCCTTTTGAAGACCAATTCCAGTAAACTGAGCAACAACCATAGATTTAAATCCTGTTGCTTTATCACCATCAGCAAGAATTCCACACATTCCGTATACGGAACGAAGAGAGATATTAAAAATGTATGGAGATGCTGAACTTACAGTATCTGTTTGTAGAGTAAGAGTTGCTCCTTCTGAAGTGGATAGTGCAAGAGTTGGTTCGTTTTGAACTTGATATTTAATTATGGTGTCTGATATTTTTTCAGTAACTACAAATTGGCCATCATAACCATCTGCCGTTACACCTTCAATCCTGAAAGGAGTATCAACATCTAATCCAGGAACAGCATCTTCTGTAGTTACTGTAACTGTTGTACCGGGAGTTATTCCATCTCCAGATATTATACTTGCTATACCTACAGTAACTCCAGTTGATCCAACAATACGATATTCATCAATTTTTGGTTGAATATCAAGACCAGAACTTGGATAATCTGGTTCAATTGGACGACCAGATGACTGACCATAAACGAGACCAACCTTTTCATAATACATTTCGAGATCAGTTCTACCAAAATTTCTATTGGTAATGTATTCATCATCTATACTTACTTCATTTGCTCCGTCTGCATATTCAAAACAAGATAGTTTATGATGAGAAAAGTTGGGGACAAAAACATTGGTAGTATAATCAATATAACACTGTCCATTTGGATCTGCATCAAATAGAGAAAACTGCCAGAAATAACATCCACCAGTTACTCTAAAAATAGTTGATCTTTCAATACTATCATTTATGGGATTAGGAACATATTTCGGTCTTATTTTAGTTTTTCTTAAGTCTAATCCAATAATTGAAGTTCCGCGAGGAATAATAACACCACCATGAATACTATTGAGTTTATAAAGTTGATTTGTAGGATTCGTCAAATCAAAATTTGTACTTAAATCATATGGAGGGAAATCATTTGTTATTGTTCCATCTCTACGAAGAAAAATACCTTCACCATCAGGAATCCATCCCGGACGATTATCTACAATATGATCGCCTGGATAAAGAATAATTGTAGTTTTGTTAAATCTATCGTTACTTAATCCTTTTTGATATGAAAATCTTGCAGACTCAATTAATGCTCTTTGAATAGTTTTAAACGGGCGAGTCAAAGAGTTACCTTGATTCTCAATACTATCGGTGGCATCTAAGTCATTGGGATTAACGTAAAGAACTGTTCCTCTTGCCGACTTCAGAAAATTATTAAGGCGTGAAAGACCCATTTTATTAATACTTATAGTTCCGTTATGAGTTATTTATTCACAAGAAAACCTCCTACAAGAGGAGGTTTTACAAGTCACACTTTTTGGGTCACTGTAACGATTCAGTATCGTCTTGACTATTATACCACGATTCTTCTTTCCAAGTCAAGCGTTTTTGAAGTTGTTTATCAAATATCATCAAGTATCTATGTTTCCTACTTCTATCCTTCCATTCACCTTGCTCACCTTTTATTTTTCCACGAGAGTGTTTAGTTCCGTCTGAATAATAGAAATCTTTTTTTCTATCCGTAAGACCGTAATACTTAAAGTTGCAAGCGCGATAGATTGTACCAGAATGGAAATCGTTATCAGCATAAGAGAGGATTGCTTTAACTTCAGTATCTCTCCGAAGTTGTCTAATCGCTTTTGAAACAAACCAAGAAGTGATGTTATATTCACTAGATTGTGTATCAGGTCTGATGCATAATCTGGACAGTTCAAAGAGTCCTTGTTGTTCGTGTCTTTCAAGTTCAAATGCTCCTTTTGCAATTTCTGGAACTGGTAAATTTGTAAAAACACAGGCACCTAATGATCCACCAATGTTTAATACATCAGTAAAAGATTTTTTATACAAAGAGTAATTATATCCACTTTTAAAATCTTTTGATATATCTTTTAAGTAATGGTAATTATACAATAATTCTTTTATTTCAGATTTAGGAACTCTTTGGATATAGTAATCACTTTTCATTTATCTTCATCATATATTCTACGGTGTTTGCAACATCGTTCATTGCATCACGAAGAAATGGTTGTTGCCCAGATTCTTGCTTAAGAATGGGACGAGAATCATCAGTTAGTGTCCACCTCCACTGATTCATATCCTTACAGTACCAGAGATTAGCTTTCATTTTTCATATACTCCAATTCAACCCAGTTAAGAAGAGTTTGGAATGCAGTGATTGAAGCAGCAGTGCAGTTATCGTCCTTAAGTTTTTGAATATAATATTCAAGTGCTTCAATGACCATTTGACGGTCTAATTGGGAAAGAAGTGACATTGGAGTTTTATGAACTCAGAGCCCCCATTCGGAATCGAACCGAAAATCTTCCGCTTACAAGGCGGATGCAGTAACCGTTATGCTATAGAGGCATTAATCAACAGGTAACATTTCTGGATTTTCCAGTTCAAGTTCAAACATAAGAGGATGACATTCTTCAAGCATTAAGTAATATGATGCTTGGTAAAGGTCTTCTGGTTCAAACCGTCTTTCGTTATCTGCTAGTTTGATTAGTTCCAAATCGAATACTGATTCGTCTGGAAGTTCGTCAAAAGTAAAAGGAATTTGATTTATGAAATACATTAGAACTATTTGAGTTCCGCGATTATACCAAACATAAGTGGCATCTATTCTGTATTTCATAGAATAGTTTTTTTACTTTTGTTTATTTAGAGTATGAACTCTAATGCGAGTAGGGAGACTTGAACTCCCACGGGCATACGCCCAACAGATTTTCGTACCACTATAGTTTTCACTACCCTTTCGGTTTGTGGTCTGGACTATACCTTCACCATACCTTTCGGTTTAGGTGTTCCCCGTCTAGTCTCTACACCTTCATCTTACGATGCTTGGCTCGGTATTGCCATTTTAAAGGTTTCACCGAATTTGAGGAATTACACTCATAAAGTTTCCCAAATGAGGCTCAATTTTCATAAGTCTGGTGTGTCTACCGATTCCACCATACTCGCAGAAAAAACTTACGCTTGGTAAGTAGTAGGATTATACTTGAGATACTCCCAGAATGTCAACTTCATTTCTTTATGCGACATTCCACAGTGTTTTGCTGCTTCTGGAAGATTCATTTTAGCATAAAACAAACCTTCATTTGCTTCTTTAACATTTTGGGGGGTAGTTTTGATTGGTTCCTCTTTGAGGTCTTTGTATGAGATTTTATAAACCATACTTTTCAAAAAAGTAATAGGGGCATTTTTTACCGGAAGATTTTTTTCGACTTTTTTGGATTTAAAGGTCGATTTTGATTTCAGAGAGGACTTACATAAGAAAGTGTTTCTTCATCCAGTGTAGCACGAACGAAGTCTAGCACATTCATAAACTCCTCAACCGTTTCACAAGTCACTTGTTTTTCTGACCCCTCACTGGAATAAATGTACACAGTTCGTTTGATTGGGTCCACTACGCAGCGTGAGAGGTACTCGTCTTGCATTCGGTCGTCCGTTGATTACCCATGTATCATAGCACGGTCATGGGTCCGTGTCAAGGGTTTAGAGTTCCAACCATTGAGATGGGTGGGTCGAACTTTGGTGGTGATTGAAATGTTCTTCTTTCAAAGTAACACGAATATCTCCAGGAATCACAATACGTTCTCCTTTTCTTTCAGCAAACTTTTGGGTAAAATGCCCAGTGTTACTTGGAAAAATAATAACTGTTCCCTCTTTTGGGGTAATTGTATAATAATTACAGTTATACTTATTATAATTTGTAATCAGATTTTTTTGAAGAGAGGTTTCAAATATTCCACCAACACATTCATTTTTATTTTTATCCTGAACAATACATAACCTATCAGAAGTTTCATCGGTCTTCAAATAATAAACATAACTTAAGTTGGATTCATTGTGTATATGAGGTCTTAATGGTGGAGCATCATCATTAAAATGACATCCAACCCAAGATTTTATATTATGATAACTTAATTTGGTATAGTCTACATTAAGGTTTTCAAAGTAGTTGTCTACATGGTTGCGAAGTTCTTTAAAAAAAGATTTATATTCATCTTTTAAATGAACAAATATTTTTCCGGAATATTCTGGACTTTCATTTTCATACCCGTTAAACCAGTAATTACGAAGACTCTCTAAATTATTTTTTTTAAATTCTTCGTGACACTGGACATCGCCCTGATAAATTATCAAGGGAAATAATTCATGGATTTTATTCAACTATATTTTTTTCCATTAATAACATATTCACTATTATCTCCTGGATAATCTGTTGGTGTCAAGCCTTTATATTCTGGTATATTTTTACTAGTATCCTTTCTCTCTGCAAATACAGTGTAATCGCAGTTAATACCTGCACCAGAATTGTTTTTCACAATAATCCTTGTGCCCCACTCAATATTATCAACAAATAATTCTTGATAATATCCAACTGGAGTTAATGTTACTCCAAGAGTTTCAAAATCTATAAGATTTTTCCAATATTCGGGAAGTTCAATTATATTAGAATTATTGAGTTTTCCTCTCAGATAAACTTCTGCAGATGGACCTTCTACACAAATATATCTTAATCTATGGTCTTTCTTTGTTGGGTGGGGAATATCAAATCCTTTTTTACCATTTACAGTGCTTACTAAATTTGACCAGGCAGTTCCAGCAATAGTTTCAACGTCTATTCCCCCTGCCGTCATAATACCTTCAATACTAACATCACCATTAAAACCCGTATTATCTGCATTTACAATAAAATTAGAAATATTTCCAGTGTTTCTTTCTAAAGTGACAGTGGAGGTGTCAAATCCATTCAAATGCATATAAACATAATCTGAAGGAGATTCAACAACATTTGCAAGAACCATAGAAACATCATCAATATTCCAGTATCCATCAAAAGGATCTAAAGAAAAATCATCATTATCTCTGTAGTTTATATCAACTCCGGGTCCAGTAAAAGTCCCATATCTTCTAAAAGTAAATGCCATTATTCGTCAATCTCCACTTCTAAAGGTCTAACGTCTTTTCTCTCAGCAAAAATATGATAAAAACAATTTATTGGCATATTTGCTTTTGCTTGCAAATACACCTTTTCTTCATCAATTCTTTTTATAATAACATCTTGATGAGATCCAATTGGAGTTAAGGAAACTGTAATTGTTTCTACATCAACAAGTTCTTTCCAATAATCAGGAAGTTCAATATAATTTCTATTTAACACTCTTCCTCGAATATAAACTCCATTTTCTGGTCCCTCAAGGCAAGTGTGAACCAATTTTTTACCAGGTTTTGTTGGATGATCGATTACAAAGTTTTTAATTGAAGCTTGAAGAACTCTTGTTCTTACAACTTCTGCCTCAATATACCTAGATTTAAGAAGTAAATCAACTCTTACGAAACTCTGAAATCTAGAATAAAGTTTTGACCATAAAGAATAAAATGGCGATCTAGAATCAGAATTGAAAGTTCTACCCACCATCATTGTAGCGTCAGCACTGCCATATTCTTTAGCAGCACCAACTTGCATGGGACCTTCGACGAAGGCAGATCCATTAATTTTTCCTAAACCAACCCCCATCATGGGCGGAAGTCCCGCACCAACCATCAACTGTCCACCTAAAGCAAGGTCATCAGAACATTGTGCCATCTTCTATCTCCTTAAAATTCAGCTTGTTTAACTTGGAAGTTTCTACCTCCATTTTTTCCATCTTTATTTGCAACAGCATCCGTTACTCCTCTTATTACTGAACTATAAATGTTTAAGCAACTATTAGCAGCAATTTCTGCTTTTCCAGATGTTGCTAATTTATACATTGCTTTTGCATTCAATATCACCTTTTTTCCATCAAGTTCAATGGTTTCCGATGCTTTGATTCGGACGTTTCCTTTCGAACCACCCTCACCAACAGCAATCAATTCAATGTCAGTTCCTATTAATCTAATTTTTCCATTTAGTGCATTAATATCTATGTTACCATTCCAAGCACCAATATAGAGAGAATCTTCAGTTTCTGTAAGATCTTCTCCGGATTCGATAGAAATTCTGCCGGGTGCAGTAATTTGAGTGCAAGATTTTCTTGGACCTTCTTTATCTAGAGAAATTGAGTGTCTCCCATCAGAAGCCTGCAATAATATATCTGCAGTACAATCTCCAGATTTATGAATATGCCCAAAATTTATTGATCCGTGGTCATTACCATAACGAAGTCCCGTATAATTTTTCTTAGCGGTATTGTTTTCTGGGAGAGTTGCACTTGCATATACAGCACTTCTGGGAGATCCAGATCTATTATTAAATCTATTCTGGGAAGTTGCCATTACTATAAACTAATATACACTATTTAATCACCTCAAATAAGGTTCTCTGGAGTATTTGGAATATTGAGTTTTGGATTATTAGAACTAAGTTCCGTATCAGTACCAGACCTTTGAATCGCATTTGGTGCAGAGATGACCTTAGCATCAATACTTTCATGTAAGGTATTATAAACTTGAACAAGTTCTCCTGGAGTCTCATAGAATCCAGCGTATCTAATACCATCCTTAAAGAATACAGATCCATAATAAGGTCTGCCGTCAATATATCCGTTTTGTTTGAGACCAACTAAGTCTGTAACCTGAATTAATTTTGTTGGATCTACTACGATAGGGTCTCTAACGGGCACAAGAACTGGTATTGCACTAAAATTAATTCCAGTTTCAGTTTGAACAGTTATATTTGGAAATACTGTAAATCCAATACCTGGATTCTTTGGTGTAACTTCCGTAATTCTACCAAAAGAATCGCATTTATAATCCAATACTGCCCCATTATTTGGGGTAACTGTAATTTTGTCCTCCCCACACCTATAATTTATTCCTGGATTTTCAACTATTACTCTTTCTAATCTTAAAGTTACCGGATAAGTTGGAAGTTCTAGTGGTGATGGTGGTGATGGTGGTGATGGTGGTGATGTATATCCATTACCGGGGTCATCAACAATAACCTCTTTAACAACTCCTCTACCACTTATTTTTTTAGGACAAGGTGGTGGAATAAGAATTGCAGAAATTCCCATTGGATTTGATGCCCATGGAGTTTGTTTACTTGATGATTGGGTTATTTCTTTTCTTATAACAAGAGCAAATCCAGTAGGATTTTTTACAAAAATATTAGTTCTCTCTGGAATATTATTAACTTCAATTACAATATCATATGTGCCGGAAGTAATATTAACAGAATCAAAAGGAGGACTACCAGTAAATCCTCTTGAATCCAATACTTTTACACCATTTATGGAAAGAGTAGCTTCATTATCTGCTTGAAATGCTATTTTATATTGTCCACTTTCTGGAAATTTAACTCCCTTCCATGTATAAGTTTTTTTGCCATTTATTTCATTATTTTCAGAATCTAATGAAGAAAGGTATGGAGAAACTGAATGATTATTCATAAAATCTCCCCATCTACTATCAGTATAGTGAAAAAGACTTGGACCATCATATATTACACCATCCTTTGATGTTCCCCCAGATAAACTTTGTTGGACGATCGAAGAGGATGTTCCACTACTAGTTACATCAGTTATAATGAGTTTAATATTCTCATCAGTTCCATCAGCATCAAGTAGACCAAGTTTATTATCAGAAACTTTTGGAGTTCCTGCACCAGGAGATGCTCCAATAATTTTAATTGGACCATATGTTTTGCCCGCAGTAAATATTCCGGACTTTGTGATAGTTTCTTTTTGAGGAATAGCGGATTCTTGTATACGTAATATATTTGGGTCATTCGTGGTGCCGGCAGGAAAAGATGGAACAGATCTTCTAAATTGAATATCATCTCTATCAGACGGTACAACAATCTCCTTTGCAGCAAGACCGGCAATATAAGATGCATCATTTACGTCCATTGAGAAAAATATTCTACCACTTCCAGTCCCACCAACTTCAAGATAATATTTACCATTTTTTTGAATGAATTTTGCTGTTATCTTTGATGCAGTTGTCGTAGTACTTTGAGAACTAACCTGCCAATCTTTTGTTCTAAAGATTTTTTGATCTATAACGCTCTGAGTCTCTACTGGTTCATTATAAAGTTCTGCAGTAATAGTATGCCTACCCTTTGAAAGAAAAGTTTTTACTAATTTTGGAGACTCTGTATTAAATCCATCGAGGGTTGATATTTCATTGTTGTCAATTAGTATTCTACCTTTATTATCTCTGGTTCCTCTTAAACCATAAAATCCATCATAAGGAATATCAATACTCCATGAAGTAGAATACGTTGCTCCAGAACTATCACTTCCCGGAGTATCTAAAGGTTTAACTGGAGAAATTGCATAACGATTCATAAATCTACTCCAACCAGGGGCTTCAAAAGTTCGTGTTGAGGTAGTGCTATTATTTGCGACTCCAGGGGCAGACTCAAACTTATATGTTAAGTCATATGTACTCCTACCACTATTTTTTGCCATTCTTTTATTTGAACTGGAGAAAGAACCAATAGAAGTAGTTATTTGTATATCATCATTATCATTATTAGTTGTTGTATAGTCTGCAAAAATTTTATTTGAAGATCCGACACCACTTTCCTTATCTTTGGTTCCGCCTTTTATCAAACCCTGTTCAACAGAATTAAATTTGGAAGAATCTTCTTTGGCTTTAACAATATAATTTAAATTTGGAGTTATGGCAATTTTTTCAACTCTTGATTTTTTATTTTTATCTACACCATTTATAACAAATGTGTGTGAACCATCAACTGCGGTGAAGACGAACGATAAATCTTTTATTGCTCCTTGACCGTAAACAGTAAAACTGACTTCTTTCTTTTGTTGAGTCTGTGTTGTTGGAGTATCTATTGTAATTGTTTCAGTTATAATTCTTGGACTTGCAAATTTAACAGGATACCAACTCTGGGATGTTGTCGGAAATCTTGTAGTCCATATTGGATTATTTGGACATCTTCCTTCTTGCTCAGGAATTAGTTCTTGTGGTGCAGCAGGTTCTGGTGGAGCATCAATAGTCACAGAAACTCCCATAGGATTTTCATTCCAAGATTTTGGTGATACTATCTTTTGCTCAACTTGAGATACTTCTATATTCACTGCAAGAGCCATGGGATTGCCCTTTGCCAGTGGTTTTCCATAAATTTGCTCTAACTCAGCTCTGATTCTATAATTACCTGCTTTAAAAAATCTAGATTCGGTTGATTTCCCTGTACTGTTTCCTTGAGAATTAAATCCTCTTTTTTTAATTATTATTTCATCTTTTAACAATCCAGACCCATCATCAATTTTTCCACCACTTAATCTATTTCCAATATATAAAGTTACGTTATCATCAGCCATCACATCAATATTATAATTACCATCAATAGGAAAATTCACACTCTCCCAACGTATAACATGAACTCCCGCAAAACTATCGGTTTGCGCTTCTTTTGTGGTAGTGTCAAAAGGAGAAACACCATATTGAGTCAAAAAATCTGAGTTGGGTCCCGAAGATGCATTAGTTTTCCAAAGTTTTCTACTAGCTTTATCAATAAAGCTTGAAGTATTAAAAACTTGAAGTGTCTTTATTAATCCAGTGGAAGATGTTGTTGATTGAGAACTTCCGGAAGATCTACTACTATTTTTAACATCAGTTATAATGAGTTTAATATTCTCATCAGTTCCATCAGCATCAAGTAGACCAAGTTTATTATTAGAAACTTTTGGAGTTCCTGCACCTAAAGTTGCACCTATTATTTCAATAGGACCATATGTTTTACCCGCAGTAAACTTACCAGACTTTTTAATAGTCTCTTTTTCAGGAATAGCTGATTCTTGTATACGTAATATATTTGGATCCTTCGTGGTGCCGGCAGGAAAAGATGGAACAGATCTTTTAAAACTAATCTTATTACCATCACTAGGCAAAATAACTTCTTTTGCAGCAAGACCGGCAATATAAGATGCATCATTTACGTCCATAACAAATTCAATTTCACCAGACCCTGATCCAGTAACTTCAAGATAATATTTACCATTTTTTTGAATGAATTTTGCTTTTATATTACTTGTAGGATTGGAACTAGGACCCGATGTTACTTTTGTTTCATATATTGGAACATTTAAAAGATCAATTCTAATGGTATGAATACCTTCAGTAATTGTTTTTCTAACATCATTAACAGAATCTGAAAATCCAGACAAATCAAATATCTTTTCATTATCAATATAGAGTTGTGCGACATTATCACATAATCCCCTAAAAATATATTCTCCATCCAAAGGAAAATCCACATTCCATTCCATAGTGAAAAGTGTTCCTGCATAGTCACTTCCTTTTACATTGGATGGTGAAACTGGAGAAACCGCATAAGAATTCATAAAGTCGGACCAAGTATTACCAAAAGTAACATTATGTGTTTGATAAGGTGTTACTCTAGAATCGCTTGCTGTTATTTTATTTGGTCTTCTTTTCCTAGTATCCCAGAATGGAGATCTTGCAAGAGCTCTTATGACCTTTTCGTATTTTTCTACTTCTGTTTTTATGGGATCTAATCCTATTTTTGTATATGTACTGGGTTCCCATGGTCCCAAATCTTCTCCATTTGGTCCATACCTTCTACCAAATCCAACTTCATTTGGATCACAAATCTCATATTCCTCAAAGTCTTCTTCATCTTCATAAGTTTCAAATTCATCAGAAACTTCACCAATCACCGCTCTAAGAACAGCACCGCTACCATAGTAGCAATGATCATTTGCAGTCACCTGTGGTTCATATTGATATCCGTGGCCACCACGAACTAAATCAACTGCTAGCAAAGAACCATCAGAACCAATAACTGGATTTGCTTGAGCACCCACTCCACCTCCACCATAAATTTGAATAGTTGGTGGTCCACATGGTTTTTTCTGATTTAATCCTTCACAATCCTCATTAGATTCTAAATCGGAAGGAGTAAGACTGTTAACCTCATTAAGAGTCAGATATTGAAGAATGTTATTTCCATTCTTAAACAAAAAAGTTGTGCCAGGATTGTCTCTGCCATATTCGTTAGCCTCGCAGATAGAAACGTCACTAACATATCCCAACTTAGGATCGATATACCCTACTCTAATATCATCTTTTGAAGGTTGTCCGAATAGATTACTTGCCATTCGATATATTAAATGCTAACTTCTTTGTTTTCATTGTTAATATTTATTATAGTACTTAGTATTTTAAATCATCAGTATTTTTGGCTGGTTGTGCAAAGTCAATTCCTGGAGAGAATGCAATTTCAGTTGCGGATTGTACATTCTTAGCAACTGAAGTATAATTCGGGAATTGTGCTTCCTCAGATGCGCCACCACCCTTATGTAAAGTATAAAAATTAGAAATCGGACAACTTGGCTTTAAATCTCCCTTAAATATATTTAACGCTACATTTTGAAATCTCAAAGCACTACTTAAACTTGAACTTATAGAACTTACAGTTGCAGATATGTCGGACAAACTACTACTTACCTCTGCAAGTTGAGAACTTATATCGGATAAAAATGCATTTATTCCTTTTAGAACTTCATCAATACCATTGTTAATATCATTTTGATTTGTTACAATAACATCAGCAACAAATTTTTCTACAGAACAAATTGGAACATAAGGAGCATCTCCACCATAACCCGTGTTTGGATCATTATCCCTAGAAGGATTTTTTGTGTCTAATAATCTATTCAATGCAGATATAATTTGATCACATAGATTTCCAGTAATTTTGGCAAATAGAGAGTAAATCATTTCTGTAATTTTCTCTTTAATATCGAGATATAAATGTCTTTGGTTGGGGTACATCACGTCAACAGTTTTTGACAAAGATTTATTGATTTTTTTAAGAATATATTCTAGCATCTTATCAAAAATAATTTTCATATACTTTGCCAGTTGACAAGAATAATCAAAAATTAATTTTTTAATATCTTTCGATAAGATTTGAGATGCAGCATCAATGTAACTTTGTGCTGTTTGTAAAATTTTGTCAATATCTCTAGTGAGATTTTCCAATAAAATATTAATTGCCTTCATAGCAGATCCTACTTGATCGCATGGACTCATTAATATTCTTTTCTTCAAATATAATTCATTCCTTTTTGTATCTGCATTTGATTGAATATGATTATCATCTGGATTTTCAATTGTAGCACCTGGTTGAGAAGGAGATGCTGGTGAACTTGCTTCTTTACATCTTGCCTTTATTCCATCAGCAACTACTTTTTGAATAAATTTAGTTCTTTCGTCACCAGTTAATCCTCTAGCCTGTGCTTCTCTTATTGCACTTTGTTGATCAGCGAACTGTTGAGAATTAAGTGACTTATCAGCACGTAGCCCAAATTCGTTAACAGCAACTCCTGGTGGTGGAGGAGAGCATTCTTCAGATTGAACTGTGTCTTTTGGTTTTTGAACTCCAATTCTATCATCAGGTACTTTTGGTTTTGCACTTCCTACGGGAGGGTCTTTTCCTTCAGCATATCCACTAGTTGCTGCAAAATTAGAATCATTATTTCCAATTTTTGTTTTTAACTGAGTCTGTGCATTATTACCCAGAACTCCCATAATTACAGGAACTTGCTGGTCCTGTCCATCAAGAAAGAATCCAAATACAAAATTTCCTTGACGGAGACTTGGTGTTTGAGAAGAACCAGTTTGACCACCACCCGCAGTAATCGGGTACATTACTTGAGCCCAGGGAAGTTGATCTGAAGAAATTACTTCCTCTTCTTTATCATGAAGTCCAATAATTCTGACTTTGTACCTACGACCCCATCCAGGAACAGACTGTGAAGAGTCATGTTTTCCGGACGCAGTATTATCTCTCCAAGTGGAATCATCAGCAATCTGACCTATCCACCAACTAAAATTTGCCCCAAGAAAACCTGGGTTAAATAAAGATCCTTCAGTCATTTTTATTCATAAATCCTACACTCAAGAGCATCTGGATGTCCGTCACAGTAAAGTTCTAAAGGAGTTGGATCGTAATCTTCATCTGGATGATTGACTTGATATTGTTCCAAATCCCCCAATTCGATCTCCAAATGACGACGCCTTTGACTATTTGTATTGGGATTATCCAATTCATCACGATCATCATTAATGTGTTGTTGGAGAGATCTGTCCATAGGAAAGAAATGTAACACTATTACTATTTAACACTTTTATATTGCATTATATGTTGATCCCTTTCTACCGACAGAATCTCTTACCAATGTAAGTTTTGTATACCCACCATTTGCCAGACTGATATAATGACACAATTCAGAAATTACATAAAATCCACCAAATTGTTTATTTAAATCTTGAACATCTTTATTTGATAACTCAGGGGAATCTATCTGAATTAAATCTCCAGCATGTAAACTAAAATCTCCAGGAACTGTAACAGTAACTTTAGTTGAAAAGAACTGATTATATCTCATCACAGACTGATTCAAAATATTTTTGGGATCAAAATTTTGTTCTTCTGACTTTTCAATTTGCTGCATAGTATTCCCTGTGGGCAATGATCCTTTATCAACTAACATATATTGTGTTCTAGAAAAATCTCTATTTGCTTCTGTACGATTAAATTCCTTATTATATTTTGGCAATTCTTTTCCTGCCTTTTGTAAATTATTTTCAGATCCAGGTTTTCCTCGATCAGCACTTGCATTTGGAGTTATAACTTGATAATAGCAATTAAAAGGGTCAAATAAAATTGTTCTTGTCGAATAAGTTCCAATTTCTAATTTTGATTCTACGTTTCCTGTAGCAGTTGCAATGTTATGCTCTAAAATTTTTCCATCGTATCCAGCAGGTATATTAGCACCTCTACCATCCGGAGTTTGATTACTTATAAATTTTTTATAATTCTTTTTTCCGCCACTTGGATCAGTTTCAGATAATAGTCCTTCTATAGATTTAAATTTAAATCCTTCAGAAGTCTCAAAAAAGAAAAATCCAGCACTATTTCCCTTTGCATTTGTAAGTTTTGGGACTGACTTTCTAGATAACCAAAGCAAAGTGTAAAAAGGTCTACGATTATTACCTATAAAGTTATAATTATTTTCAGTTTCTTCAATATCTAATTTTTTCTTAGTTGCTAGATAATTTTGATCTGTTAAAATTTTATTAACATGATCAGATATTTTACCATCAAATCTCTTGTTCAAAACTGTTTTATAATTAAAAATCGCCTCTTTTGAAACTAAATTCAAGGCAACCAATGATTTTTGTGTATCTTGTTTCATTGGATTAATATTACCAATATACAAATCAACTTTAATTTCAACCCCATTTGGGTCTTTTAATTTTAATAATGTGTTTTCTGTTCCAACTAATGGCATACCTTCGACTAAACTCTTTAAAGATCCTTCAGACTCCACAGTTTTTCCAGTTTCTCCATAAATCAAATCAACTTTTATATTTGGGCTTAATATACTCTCATAATAATATAAATCACTGATGATGGTAGATATGTCTTTTTGATTTTTTCTATCATTAGAAGTAATAAGGCATGAAGAAATATCATAATCCCTAGACTGTGCAACGGTGATTGGTGTATTTGCCATATATTTTTATCTTTATAATAGTATTTACTGCATGAAAAGATTATCTTGAGATGGATCTTCTGCGCCATTTCCAAATCCGCCAGAACCACCGCCAATTGGTATAATCATTGGTGGGATAACAGTTACTGAAGAACTTTCTGGGACATAATATGTATAGTCTTCTTCAGTTTCTAGATATCCATCTTCAGTATATTGTCTTAATATTGATATCAAATTTTCCGATGCCATTTTTCTTTGAGATATGGTTTCAACTTGATTGATAATATCGTAAAATTTAATACCATATAAACTTACAGAGTCGGAATCAACAACATATTCACCTGGGTGAGTAATATAATATCCAGTGCTATCAATGTATCCTCCACCAAACATCATACCTTTAATCATATTACGAATTTTATTAGGACCACTGCCACTAGAATCTCCTTGATATAACTTATCAAGGTCCCATCTTTCTTTGGCATAACCGTCCATTTTAGCAGCCTCAGAATGGGTTATTACATTTCTAGATGTAATATCATCTTTTTTCCATCCCCAAGATTTTGCTAATCTTGCAACAGAAGAAGCCATAGACTCATATTGAATGGCTTTAATTGGGTATTTTCCAAAATTAGATGGACTTGCTCCACCCATTCCCGAAACAGAAAAAGCAGCTGATGAAGGAGTATTTCTTCTCCAAGTATGATTGGGAGGAGTAGCACCAAAAACACCATGTCCAGAGTGCCTATTTGGGACTACTTGACCACTTCCCAAAATATATCTATGATATCCAGCCCAATAACCACCACCTTCGTTTACCCAAATAGATCTATCTAGGTTATAATCACTAGCGGTCCAGTGTAAATATATTTTTTTACCGGTTTTATCTCCTACAGTATTATCTTGTCCAAGTGGAACTTGTTGATTAGAGGTGGATGAGGTTTCTCTTTCTCGTTTTTCTTTAAGATCTGAATAGTCTTTTGGAGTTGCATGAACTTTATCGGAACCACCCACATATCCACCATAAAAATAAAATCCATACTTGGATGCAAGTTGTTGAAGTTTTTCATTGATTCCACCTTTTTCCTTACTAAAAGTATTCCCAACACCTAGTATTCTAACTCTTGCCCCTATTGATTTTAAATAAGAAAGTTGTGCTTCAACAGAACTCCAATCATCTGTCGAGTTTGCAATACCTGTAGACAAATCAACCAATACTCCTTTCAAGGCGTCACCTCTTGCCTTTAAAATTGCAAGAACAGCAGCAGAATTTCTTCCAACTTTAGTATCATCAGAATCTGTTCCAGTTCCAGATCTTCCAGCAAATCCATGAGCAATACTGTCTCCGATTACAAATTGTGCTTGTCCTCCAAACTGTGCTAATGGATTTTCTGTTCCGGAACCTCCACCAGAAAGTTGTTGAGATTTTTCTGCTCCAGTTGAGGTACTTTTTTTCAAAGTTAATTGATTCATTAGATCTTTCAAAATAGAATCAATTGAACTTGATATTGACTCTTTTGTAATTCCAGCAACCCAATTTGAAATATCAAGAGGACCAGTTTCATCGCTAATTACACCATCTGTTCCAGGAACTTTAGTTGTATCTAAAAGATTATTGAAAAAATTGTTGAGTCCAACGCCAACTGCCTTATAATCACTTTCAGATGGTTTATCACCAAATAAAGTTTTGACTCCCATTTCAAGTATTGGATGCAAAAACTTCGTCGTTCCAACAATATCATAAGTTTTTTCCAAATATTTGAAAGAACTTACTGTACCTGGATCATTTGGTTTTGGATAAAATGTTTGTATCTTTGAAACATTACTATCTTTATAAGGTTGAGTTCCTTCGACATCAAATCCTGGTTGTAGAGGAGTGGTAGGAACTTCAAAAACTCTTTTTGCTTTTATTTTTTTTCCAACAGTTCTAGCAACAGTATCAGTATAAACTCCACCACGAGTCACAGGACCTCCAGAGGCATATCCCATAGACTTTACTGCTTGATCGCCAAATAAACTTCCAAAAGATCCTTGTTGCTTTGCGAGTGTTCCAAAACTTAAAACATTAACAATTTGTCTCAACTGCTCTCGTATTCTTGCATCAAATTTTCCAAGATTTTCTCTTTGATTTTTAATTCCTTCTGCATCACCAGTTAAAGACATTATACCAAAATTAATAAGTTCAATTGCATATCTAAAAGGAGCACCGATTACATCAAGTAAAGTTCCAACTCCTGTAGAAAGAAAATTATAAAATCTCATTCCGGGAATTGCAATCGTATTATAAAATCCAACCTTCAAGAATCTCATAAAAGGATTTGGATCTTTTTGTGCTTCTGCTAGTCCAGCGTATGCATCCTTTTCAATTTTTGTTGTAAATTTTCTAAGTTGGAATATTCCTTCACCTAAAGCAGATGATATAAGTCCAACCCCAGCAACAATTCCTGCTGCAGCACGAGCACCAATTTGTCCAGCAACTCTTAAAGCTCCTTGTTGTGCTGCTCTTTGCGCTCCTTGTTGAATGACTCTATCTCTTACTGTTTCAACTGCTTGTTGTGCAACAGATCCTCTTGCATCACTCTCAACCAGATCACTGAATAACATACCAGCAATGAACATTGAGTTCATTACTTTAGTTGCAAGATCTAAAGTTTTATTATAATTTTCTAATCCTTTATCTCCACCTAAAAGTTTTGCTTGTTGTTTTCCAAAATCAACAATTTTATAAACCTTATCAATAAAAGTGACCATTGCATTTAACAAAGATCCACCAAACTCAAGTATAAACTCACTAAATTTCAGAGCGCCAATTAAAACTCCCTTTAGTTTTGGTAGATGTGGTAAGAGTTTAATTACAAACGCACCAAGTAAAACTTTAAATAAGAAATTCTTTACAACGTCCAAAAAACCAAGTTTGGGAACAGAAAATTTATTTCCAACTTGTTTTT